TTGAAGAAGCATAAAAAAATGTAGTCGGCAATCCGTCAAAATACACCGACTACATATTCACACACAAACTCGGATATCCTCCGCTTTGTAAATCCGAGTATAACACAAATTTTATTAAATGTCAAGTTTAAAGGATTTTTGAAAATGACTATTGAACATATGAAAAATATCGCAAAAGAAAAAATGAACAATGAAATCGCATTCCTTACTGAAAAGTTGACTTCAGGCTCTGAGGTTCGTGCTACTTTGTTTGCTTTTTTTCTTGTTGAACTTTTTTCTATTGATGAATATCGGTATTATCTTGAACTTATCCGCCAAGCTGAAAAATTTTAAGGAAAGCGTATAATACCGCAGAAAGGTTGATTAAAATGGAGAAATTTGAAACTATTGATAATTATTATATTCTTGCTTTTGCGTATCGTGTTTACGATGCAAAATGGGTAAAGGAAGGTCTTATTTTAGAGAATAACCCTTATGATGTCACTGCACAAGAAAATGAAGAAAAACTAAGTAGGATATGCTTTCAGCTTATGTATGCAATGAATTCATATTATGAAAAAGGTATGATTAATCTTACTGCTATATCCGAATATGATATTTATCAAGCCGCTTATAGTTATACCCTTGATTTACTCGAAAAAAATCAATCGAATTTAATTTGGTCGAAGTCTGCTCTTGAAAATTTTGCGTCTGAATTACATGAAAAAATTATTGCACTTGAAAATCTTTAGCACTATTCAACTAAAAACGACTCTCCACAATAGCGGAAAGCCGTTTTTACATATTGGTCGGAGTGACCGGATTTGAACCGACGACCTCTACCACCCCAAGGTAGCGCGCTACCAATCTGCGCCACACCCCGATATCGTATATATTATACCCGATTTGGATACAATAGTCAAGAGTTTTCAGTCAAAATAAAAAAATTGCAAAAAAGGTATTGACATTCACATTCATTTGTGATATAATAAATAAGCACTCAGGAGAGAGCAGTGAAAAACAGTAGAATATCGCGGGATGGAGCAGTTCGGTAGCTCGTCGGGCTCATAACCCGAAGGTCGTTGGTTCAAATCCAGCTCCCGCAACCAGCAAAGAGAAGTCTTGAAAAAAGGCTTCTCTTTATTTTACATGAATAATAATCAGAAATCATTCTGAGAAATACGCTTGTTTTCTGCTTGACGAATCCAGTCACAGTATTCCCTGTATTCATCATCAGAAATAAGACCAACATAAAGATATGCACACAAGATAGCACGAACCTGAGAAGCTGTAGTCAAATCACCTGCAAGATATGCAATTTCATAGTTTATTTTATCCTTTGCGATATTCTTCATTTGTTTAATAGTCATTTAAATCAATCCTTTCAACTTGACATTTAGTAAAATTTGTGTTATACTCGGATTTACAAAGCGGAGGATATCCGAGTTTGTGTGTGAATATGTAGTCGGTGTATTTTGACGGATTGCCGACTACATTTTTTTATGCTTCTTCAAGCATTTGTTTGAGTTCGTTAATCAGCTTTGATAAAGCTTCATATTCGCAATCAGCATGAATGTTCAGAGCCTTGTCTATTATAATTCTAAGCTGTTCACGCTTTGCATACTTTATCGCAAGTTCTGTAGCTGTAGGCATGTTCTGCATTATCCTCACTCCTTTCAATTTCCTCCGCTGTGAAAGTTACCTTTATCTCTTTCACTATATATATTATAGCATATTGCTAGCAATATATCAATAGGCATTTTGCATGAAATTTGCTAGCATTATATGTTGAAACTGTATATTGATAGCATTATAATTATATGATATAATAAAGCAAAGAGGTGATAACATGGTAAGCGAAGCACAAAAGAAAGCCACAAGCAAATACATTTCAAAAGCATATGACCAAGTATCTTTACGAATGCCAAAGGGAAAACGAGAAGAATACAAAGCCCATGCAGAACGGCAAGGCAAAAGCCTGAACGCCCTTATAATTGAACTACTCGAAAAAGATATGCAGGAGCATTAAGCCCCTGCATTTTTTTATTAATCATTTTCCTGCTGTTTTGAATAATCTCTCATAAATTGAGGGGCGGAACAATTTTCACAAACAGTTGAATCCGTAAAATGATAAACACATTCATCACAGTAACCATAACAGCCGCACTCAAAAAAACCGCATTTCTTATTATCACACTTACCGAAATCAGTATTTTCCTTGCACCAAAAATTAAACTCTTTCATTTTCAACATTCCTTTCAAAATTCTCAATAATCATTTCAAGAACATAACTCACATAAAGCAGAAACACCCCTGAATAAGCCGTAAGTGCTACACTCATAAGTTATCACCCTTATAAGGTGAAAGCTTACAGCCTATCGTTTTCGACATCTGAGCTTTATTCTCAGCCGATACATGAGTGTAAGTATCAGCAGTAAGCTTGTATGTACTGTGACCGAGCCACTCCGAAACCTCTTTCATACTGAAACCGCTATTAAGCATAAGCGTTGCATTGCTGTGTCTAAGGTCATGTATACGAATTTTCGGTAAATCGTTCTTGCGGAGCAAGTCTTGAAAGGCGTGCAGTACATAATCATAGTGAAGCGGTACACCCTCAGCGTTCACGCACACATAATTCCTTGCCTTGCACAGTGGAGCTTGTCTGCTATAAAGCTTATGCAAGTAGTCAAGTTGTTCATCACTAAGAGGAAACTCACGGCGTGATTTTACTGTTTTCATTCTCTTGTTTTGACTTTCGACCCAGTGTCCAGACTTATAGTCTTTTATCCTAGTTCTTGTTTCACGGATATAAAGACAACGCCCGAGGAAGTCAACATTATCCCAACGCAAACCAAGTATCTCGGACTTGCGAAGTCCAAACCACACAGCGAGATACACAAAGCTTTCTATCTGAGTACCATAAGCCGCACGCAGGAGCTTCAAGAGCTGTTCTTCTGTATAGTATGACATTTCATTTTCAACCTTTCTAGGAAGCGAAAAAGCCGTGTAAGGGTTTTTGCTTATAAAATCGTTCTTATATGCGTAATTCAGACACGCACGCATGACTTCATGATGTTTACGGAGCGTATTCACAGAAAGCCTTGTATCATGCAATATGTGCCTTTGATAGCCCTCTATGTGCATAGGCTTAACGTCAGCAAGCCTAAGTCCTTTGCTCTTGAAATAGGGGTAAAGGTATTTTGTTATGATACCTACATAGCCGTCATAGGTTGACGGAGATTTTCTGTAACACGTTTCATTATTCCATACTATGATATAGTCACAGAACAAAATTTTATCCGTGTCAATGTTTTCAATGCTCATTATCATTTTGCCAAGGTCCTTTCCTGATGATAGTTGTTATAGATTTTTACCTTTGTCACGTTATCAAGCTGATGAAAGACGGCTCTTGAAAGCCTGTGCTTGCGGAGATATTCAAGGAAACTTTTTGATTCAGTTGCAGGCGAAGTATTACGTAAAGCCCTAACAATATCAGAATTGCAATCGTTATTATAAAAGCTTTCAAGTATTTGTTGCTGAACGTTTTCAGACAATGACAAATAATGATTATAACTAATCCTGCAAGTAACAGATAGAAAACGTTGAAAAGCAATAAGCATTTCATCATTCATTTAGTTCACTCCTTTCAAAATAATCATCATATTCCTTGCGGTACTCGTCAGAGTAAATATAATCAAGGAAATCTGCAATATTATCAAACCTAGCTGAAACTTCTTCAAAGTTCGGAATAATATTTACATTTGTATTGTATTTATACTGATTAGAGGTATAAGGTTTTGTGATAGCCGACTTTGAAACGCTATCAAAATCGGTATTACTGTATATGATCTGAGGGTCACGATTACAATTTCGACTACTCCAATAATACTTACCGAATATCTTATTATTGCCCTTTGTTATATATTTTGTGATATAGAACGCAAGAGCCGCAGAATTATTCTCCACAGGAATAGCCGTGGAAAAGCCGTATTTCCATTCAGGGATATTATACACAACGTTTCTAACGTGCAAGTTTTTTTCCTCAATAGTCTTTAATGTAACAGGCTTGTTATATCCAGTTACAAGCCTTGTGCCTGAATCGACCATATCAAAGCAATCATTAATAAGAGCGTGGCAATGTATACCGCCATTCTTATGCCTTTCAGGAATGAGCAAGTATTTCATATCTTTCCGCTTGACCTGATTTTCAAGCCACCGCCTAAGTTTTTTCTTAACAAAATCAGCATTAGAAAAATCGTATTCACTACCATTGAAAGTGATAGTGAGAAAATACGCCCACTCATTTGAAAAGGCTATATCAAAGACCTTGTCTTTTGCACGCTTTAATATATCTGTCCGTTCCCCTCTTTCCTCTTTTGAAACCTTTGCAGGCTTTTTGATTATCTCAAACATATCTGTTTGAACATCTTCATCATGCTGAGATTTCTCAAATTTCTCCCATTTTCGTTTAAGCTGTAATATTTCTTGATTTTGCTGATATTCTTCAAGGTTTTTGTCAACGAATATGTAATTGTTGCAATAAGTTGTTGTCGAAGAGCCGTCAGCGTAGATTTTTGTTTTAGTATTTTTTAAAACGACCTCAGGGGGTAAATCATAAAAATTTGCCATTTTCCCACCGCCATTTTAGTTTTTGACGGAAATTTGCGGTTATTATCAAGTATATAACCGCAAATTTCTAAGCTTGCAAGCTGTTCGCCACGGCGCACGCAGGAGCGTGCGCACGTGGCTAAATCAATCTTGCATAGCTTTTAAAATTCTGCTTGCTATTTTCTCTTGCTCACTTGTGCGCCCGATTTTCAGCCCCTTAACGATTTCTTCCGTGTCATAAAGCGACCTTAATTCATCAGTGGCGCAAAATGTTTCTTTCCATTCTTTCGGACGTTTTCTCGTTCCTGCACTGCCCTGCTCTCCATTAATGAGATAATTTTCTTTTGTATAGCATTTATTGACGATAAGGCGTGAATTGAAATACGCCTTACAATCTATGATATAATTGACCTGCTCACGAATTATTTTTGTACACCTTTTCCACTCCTGAGCCGACCCCCATATACACTTGTGTAAATGCCGTTGCAGTGAGATATATTCGAGAAGCTCGTCCGGAGCATCTTTCCATGATTGAGAATTAAGAGTCAGGTGCATTTCATCAAACAGAAACAGCACGCCTTGATTAACGCCGTTTTCGTCAATATTCTCAACGTTCAAGATATCTTCCCAACAATCAAAAAATCTGTCAGCCACTTCCGTATGAAAATTAGCACAGATAAGCACTTTCGGAAATCTACTCTTGACCTCTTGCGCACGTTTCACCATGCTTATAGTTTTACCTCGACCGCCTAAGCCGTTATAGAGATATAGCCCATACATATTGAACGGAACTTCTTCACCTTTAAGCCGTTTTCTAATAGTCTTGAAAGTGTCCTTTACCGACAAAGGAAAAGCATGAAGCACAGGAGTTCCAAACAACATAAGAAGCACGATAACGCCCACCACAACGCTTCCCAAGGCGAGAGGTATAAGCATAGCTTTCCAATTGATATTAGCAAATGCCGACCACATTATAAAAGCCCCCTTACAAAGTTCACAAGTGCAGATACAAGCAAAAGTCCGAGAACATAGAAAATGCTCTCAAACATCAATTCAAGATTTAAGAATTGGTCAAGCTGATACAGAAAAGAAATCATATCCCTAAGAGCTGAATAAGCTTCATCACTTATTGAGAATGACTTAAAGAACGGCAGACTAAAGAACAGCTCTACTATTTTCGCAGTTATCATTATTCTCCCTCACTTTCACTTGATTCATGAAGCTGTATTCCGAAGCAACGGAACAAAGCCTTAATTGTCGCATAGATACAGATAGCGTACATTGCTATAGTTGAAGCATTGAACAGCGCACTCTTAAGCTCGTTCGGAGCGGAGTTCATATTAAAATCAAAGTCCTTTCCGAAAAGTGTAAACGTAACTGAATTTGATGATGATTGCTTACCCTGCTGAAAAGCTTTTCTCAACTTGGCATAAGCAGGAAATTTGCTTTCTATAGCCACATTCAAATCTTTTGAGTTAGGTACAAAAAGATAGGTCACGAGCTTCTTCAAGTCGACCACGAGATTATACAGTGCAATGCCGATATTTTTAACAATAGTCCACAAACACTTGCCGAGCCATTCAAAAATGCCTAAGAAGTTGAAGAATACAAATTTCAGAGCCGCCCACAGCCAACGGAAGAAGCCTGTGAAAGCGTTCCACAGAAATTCAACAACCGCCTTTAAAAAGTCCGATATGCCGTCCAAGTCTTGAAACATATCAAAGTTAACGTAATCTCTTATATCAGGAAAATCAGTATCTATATAATCAGACAAAGACGGAAAGTTTTCATAATCTTTCTTTTCATCAAACGGCTCTTTCTTGTGACTATCTACAGTATCAACAAGACTATATTCATAACTTGCGGCGCAAAATCTATCCTTATATAACGCTTCATCACCCTTGCCCTTAGCCGCTATCAAGAAGAAATAAAGCTTGCCCGTATTTTCAATATCTTTGTTGCTGTTATACCGCATAATACCGTCACGCATAACATTCAGAGGGATTGAGCCATGCAAAGGATTTTCTTTCGTGAAATCTCCCGAAGTGTCCATAGGGAGATAGTACCACCCATCAGAGTTAGGATAATTCCATTCTGATTGATTAGACACGGCAATATTTACGTTGTATACATCATTATCATTTTTCGGTTCAAAATTAAACAAAAAGTTTTTGCTATCATCATCATAAGTAATAGAAGCTTTATATGGTTTCGCAAATGGACTTGATACATCAAGTTTATCTCCATTATTGGTAATGTTAACATTTGTAGCATAAATGTGATTAAGATTAGAATGTGATTGTTCATCATCATCAACATATAAAGAAAAAGAAGATACATCAACATTAGCACGATATTCTAAATCATCTATGTCAGAGTTACCATAGTTCGGTATACGCGCTACAATAAATGATTGAGTAAAAGATGATGAATAGCGACCATGTGTAAGAATTAATGTATCATTAACCAAAATATCATCAGGAATAAAGAAAATGTAATACCACCAATAATATTTTGAACTATCCCCAGAATACGTCATGATATAATGAGAATTTTCAACATCAATACCATTTTCATTAGCAAATTCGAGCAGTTGCGAAAAACGTTTCACATAAATAACATTACCTGAAACACCCCCACCGCTTACATCATCAAGTGCAAACACAGGCACCACACAAGCCGAACACATCACGATAAGTGCAAGCACTAATGACAGCGTTGCTTTAAGTTTTCTATTTATCATAATTCCCCCTTAAAAATTAGCATAATAAAAGGGCAGTTCACTGAATGAACTGCCCTCGTTGCTGTCAGGCTTACGCCTTTACGTACTTTTTGAACATTCTGATAGCAATGCCGATTACAGTTGTCAGAGTTATCACAGGGATAAGAGCGACGATAGAATCGGAAATGCCCTGAATAGCAGAGTTAGCGAACTGTGTCATAACTTCACCGACATTTACGAGAGTATTGCCACCTTCTGCAGTTGTAGAAACAGGATTCATTAACACATTCTCCTTTCTTAATTAATTAAGCTATATATCCACTTGCCAAACTTGATGACAAGATAAATACCGATAGATATTGTTATCAAAAAGCATATAGTGCCTAAATATGAAATTGTAATATTTTGATTATTGATTATAGTGTGCTGATTTTCGATAACAGCCGACATAGTATATTCATCAGTCTGCTCAGAGGTAGAAACAGACGATACATCAATTTGTGAAGAAGTGACATCATTCAACGCCCACAACCTCAATTCCCTGAGCCTGTCGCTCCAGTTCTTTAACACGGAACTGCAGTTTAGATATTTCCTTATTCTTCTTATCAATAGCCTTGAAACAACGAGTAAGGCAATAAAACAGGGCAAGCGCCACCACCAAGCAAAAATAAAGTGCGTATACTGTCATGTTCAAGCCCCCTTAGATAATGACCGCTTCAAGCTTCTTCTTATCGTTGTAGAAATACTGGATTTCCGTTCCGACAAGTTCTCCGATATCTTTCATAGACACATCTTTACCGAACACGTTTCCTCTTTCGCTCCAAGCACACTTGCAGTCATTGGCGATAGTGTAACCGACACCCTGAACGAAATTTGAATCATCTGCCAACTTGTTTTCTATAGGCTTCTGCACCTGCAAAACCAAGTTGTCATAGTCGATTGATTTTCCGTTATCGTCCGTGAATGTGCCTTTCTTGTGGATTGCTCCTATAAGTATTCCTCTCATGTTTTTTCCTTTCTGCGGTTGAGGTTATCCGCTCACCTTTACTTTGTTTGTTAAATCATATGTGATTTAACAATGCTATTATAAATCATATATGATTTATTGTCAACACTTTTAAATCAGATATGATATAATTTTGTAGGAATTAACAAGAATGGAGGAATTATATTATAGAAAATTACTATTTTCAGAGATTAAAAGACCTGAGAGAGGACAAAGACCTCAATCAAGCACAAGTTGCAGAAATAATAGGAACTACACAGCAGTATTACGGACAATACGAAACAGGCAAAAGACCAATACCATTTGACCGAATCATAAAGTTAGCAAAATTCTACAATGTAAGCATAGACTACATAGCAGGATTGACCAATGACAAAGGCGGATTGCACAACAACGTGCAGAGCAAGTACAACATAACACAAAAGAACAGCCCTAAGGCTGTTATCAAAATCAAGGAGGAAAAGTAAATGGAGGCAATTTTTGCAACATTTTCGGCGTATGCAATAGTAGGTTTCATCATAACTTTGTTGGTAGTAATATCAATCGTAGTGACGTGTTTTGAGGTACACTACTTACGTAAGGAGCAAGAGCAAACAAACTTGTATCTTCATGCCATGCACAACGCCATGATTACCAAATTTCAGAGCGAGGAGCGTGACCGCCAAAGCCGCAACTTCTGAGAGCCTGCCGCCCTCGTTCCTGCTTTCCTGAGCTGTCGCTCTTGCCGTGCTGTGTCGCCCTCGTGGAGTTTGTGCGCTCCCCCTGCGCTGTGCTGTCGCCCCTGCCGTGCTGTTTCTCCCTCGTGGAGTTTGTGCGCTCCCCCCTGCGCTGTGCTGTCGCCCCTGCCGTGCTGTTTCACCCTTGTGGAGCTTGTGCGCTCCCTGCGCTGTGTTTGGTGCGAACTGCGTTCGCAATAAAGGGGGATTCTTGAGCGGCGTTCCCCTCTTTTTGGAGCATTGAAAGCATTGAAAACATTGAGAGTGTTGAAAAATCATAGATTTTCCAACACTCCCAACATTTCCAACACTTCCAACACCCCAAAAATTCACCCCCCAGCCGCTCGCCTGATGGATTTCCCACAT